TTTAATCCTTCATCACATAATATAAATTTACTGTTATTTAAAATATATATATTTTTATCAGATTCGGTGATCTTTTTTTCCAAATCTTGCTTTTTCTTTTCATTTTCTCCAATCAATTTGTCAAAATTCTCTGTTCGATTTGTTTCTTTTTCTATTTGTTTTTCAATATCATCAATTGAAGAATTGATTTGTTCTATGAGTTTTTTGTTTTGTTCTTTCTTGGAATTGTCTCTTTCGGATTGCTTTTCCTTTTTTTGTAAATTATCTATTATTTTTTCAGCTTCTGACTTCTTATCCAAAAATTTTTCTCTTTTGTCCTTTTCCTTTTTAATTTCATTTTCAATATTTGTTATCTGTTGAAGCATTTCTTTTTTACGATTTTCAACATGATCTTTACAGGATTCATCTATTTCCCTCAAACAAGATGGACATGTATCAATATTCTCTTTAATTTCATTAAGATTTTTTTGAATAGAGCGTATTTCAGATTGCTTGGAAGCTATAAGTTTTTCTGTTTCGCTTATTTTTGCTTCAATGATTTTTAAAACAGATTTAGCCTGGTTTATCTTTTCAGAATGATCGACAGATAAATGTTCCATTAATGATTCGATTTCTTGGTTTAAAATATAGATTTTTTCTTTTAATACTTTTATTTTTTGTTCAAGTTCAGATATGTTTTTCTTTTTCTTATTCTCAAATTCTTCTTTTTGTTTTTTATAATCCTCTAGAATGGATTCATAGGTTTCTTTTTTGGCAGACAATCCTTCTCTTAGTTTACGTTCTTCGGACAATTCAGTTTTACAAATATCAGTCATTTCGGAGAAAATGTCCAAATCCAAAATAGATTCTATATATTCCCGCTTTTCCGACTTTTTCATGTTCATGAAACAGTTGCTGGAATTAATACCCAATGATATACAATTGTTGAATATTTTACTAGTACAACGAACAAGGTTTTCTATGGTCTCATTTGTATTGGCTATAGTATCTTTTGTTTCATCCACTGTGTTTTTTATGAATTTTGTTGTGGTTGGATTCACCGTTCTAGCTATTTCATAGCTGTCATTTCCTATATCAAAAGTTATTTGAACCAATGTTTTCCCATTTGTGTAATAATTTGGAATCAGATCTTTTTTGATTTCTCGGATGGTTTCTCCAAACAAAGCAAAATGAATAGCATCGGCAATTGTGCTTTTTCCCACACCATTCGATCTTTCTGGTTTATCCAGATTCTGACCTGTAATTAAACACATTCCCTTTTCAAAATTAACTGTAATAGGTTTTTCACCCACTGATAGAAAATTTTTTATATAAACAGTTTTAAAGTTTATAGTATGCATTAGTTACACCTTTTATAAAGATTGGAGCAATATTCCTGGGTTTCTTTTTTATTTTCAATATCCATTCCATCAATGAATTGTTCCAGCATTTGCTCAAATGATATGTTTGTGTCGGTTTTGATATCATCGCTTTTCAATTCAAAATCTGTTTGCGTCAAAAGAGTGAAAGGTTTGTGCTCTTCTTGAATTTGGCTTGCGAAGCTTGTGTATTTCTCAGTTGTATCCGAAACATCAAAAATGACCCGTACAATTGAATTTTTTCTTTTAGGTTCTTCTTTTTTTGAATATCTTATTATTTCATGCCGGGGCGAAAATTCATTTTCAAAACTTTTCAATCCCATGTTTTCCAAATCCAGAATATAAACATATTTGTTATTGTTGATGTCTGCAAAACTATGTTGGAATGGATTTCCTAGATATCCTGCTTTTAATTTTCCATGATTACGGATATCGCTTATATGAAAATGTCCTGCCAATATAAACCTTTCATTATTTTGGTATTTTTCCAAATCAACACCTTCTTCACAGAATTTGCTGTTATTCATTCTAAAATTTTTAAATTCAGCATGTGTTAATATGACATCTCCTTCAAAGTTCTTTGCTTCATTAGAATCTGTCCAAGGAACCATATTAATTTGTTTGTCTTGGTATTTGAACAATGTCGTATTATTGACAACATTAACATAAGGATATCCTTTGAAAATGTGAAGAGACGTTACGTCATTCTTTTCCTTAAAATAAATGTCGTGATTTCCGGTTATCAAATAAACTTTGAAATCAGAAAATATATCCAAAACTTTTCTTGCTATATCAAGAGTCGAAACATCAATCTGATCCCGATCATGAAAGTAATCACCCAAACAAATGACTGACTCTGCACCTTCCTTTACAGCTATTTCCTTGCTCCATTTTGCCCAATCCAAGGCAAGCTGATGCCATCTAGGACTATTCTGATGAACTCCTAGATGTAAATCTGCAAAAAGAAGAGATTTTTGAGTTAATGTTTTCAATCGTTGTCGTCATTATTATCTGGATCTATATAAACATGAGCACCTGTGTTAGCAGTACCTTCAATCATTTTATCTGTATACATTTTTTCACGATACTGTTCTAATGTTTCGTGATGCTTCTTTTCTTTTTTAATTCGATTAATAAAAGCATGGAATGCTATGGTTGTGAAATAACTGAACGGACTATAACCAGAATCCAGATTGAATTTCTTATGTTTCAATGCTGTCATCATTTTAACAATAGCATCACCCACCATTTCATCCCGATAGCTATAATTTATGAAGTTTGGAGCATAGCTCAGACCATTGGCAATCTTACTGACACTTTCACCCAAATATTGGGTAAGAATTTCAGATGCATAAAATGATCGAATGCCTTCCTCAAATTCTTTTGCATTTACATAGTGAATCTTTTCTTTTTTTACTTTTGCAGCAATTTTTTTGATTTTTTCCTGATCTTCGGATATATCCATATCCGGATTTTGATTTTTTGGTTTACGTCCTCTTTTCTTTTTCATATTATTTTATATTGTGTTTTCTTGGTTTCTATTTGTTCTCGATTGTAAATTTCAAATCTTTTTTCAAAGTGTTTTTTTCCATAATAAAGTTGGTCGGCTAAATCAATAAGCATAAGTTTTTCTTTGGTGGGATGTAATCTTAACCCACGACCTATGCTTTGCAATAGACGAATCTTAGCTTTTCCTGCATTTGCCAAAATAATATTGTGAAGATTTTTAATATCAACACCTGTTGCAAAAATACTGCTTATGGCAATGCAAACGACATTGTTAGCGTTTTCCATTATTTTTCTAATTTCATTCCGAGATTCTACTTCAACATCTCCTCGTATAAAAAAGACTTTTTTATTTTCACATATTTTTTCCAAAACATTTTGAAGATCCAACCCATGTTGAATTCTATCAATCAACACCAATGTATTATTTTGTAAATTACAACTCAATTTGCTAATAATATTGTTTCTGGAAGAATTGTTTATTACAAATTCATATTCTTGACGATATCTTTTCAAATCATCTGGATCTAACCATTCTGGTTGATTTTGATAATCCAATTCAATAACTGTACATTGAGCTTGAGTCAGATACTTTTTCAAATCTACCGATGTTTTTTTGTAAATTACTGGACCAAATTTACCTTCAATACACAAAACGTCTTCTTTTTCATCTGGAAGGGTTCCTGTGAATCCAAATCGAATACATGCCGGTAATTTGTCCAAAACTTTATTAATTTTGTTTCCTCTTTTATATTTGTGCGCCTCATCAATTATTATTGCATCACAATCCTCAATTTTTTCTTCTCCCCTAGAATTCAAAACACCTATATTGGCAATGATAATCTCCGAGTCTCCGTCAAAATCATTATCTCCTGTGTATTTTTTAATCTGATTTTTTACACCAGTTTTCTTGAATTCATCATAAACTTGTTCAACCAATCCAAGATCAGGTTCTATAATCAATATTTTTTTAGCCAAATTGTTTTTTATAAGATTATGGCTGATTGTTGCCATGACATATGTTTTTCCTCCTCCAGTAGCAACTTCAAAAATTCCTCGTCCAAATTTAAATGCTTTTTCACACATTTCTTTTTGATAATCCCTAGGTTCATATTCCAAGTATTCAATTTCAGTTTTAACCCGAATAGGGTTGGCTTTTTCTAAAACATCCTTTTCTACTACAATATCCTCCAAGCCTATTGTTTCTGACATGTATTTGTAAATGGAATAGAAAAGACCCAAATCAAATCTGCCGGAAGGTGTTATGGCATATAAACGATCTGCCACAAAATAACCTTTTCTGCGCATATGCCGTGCAGTTTTATTTTCACACGAAAAATGATTTCGAATCATCCGAATGTGCGGTGATTCTATCATTCCAAACTTTTTAGATTTATCCAGAAAAATACGGTTCAATTTGTTTCCATTTTGATTAGTTCCACCAGATTTTTGATATCATAACTAGCTGAACTTAAAATTTTTTCAGATTTCTCACATATTTCCAAAATCATTTCACAATTTTTAATTTTGTTATCTATTTCAAAAATAGTTTCATGATCACTTGCAAGTTTTTCGGCAGCAGGAATTGATAATCTAACAGCAGATTCACGATTGATTTCTTCAACTATAACTTTGATCATGCGTTTGCGTTCAACGTATAAGTTGCCTATTTCCATTTTAGTTTTGATATAAATGGTGGCATATCTATGTTTAATGCTAGGAAGCATTAATTGTTTTTCTTTCAAATTCAATTCATCAAATTGCAAAAATTGTTTTATTTCTTCTAATAGTTTTTCGGGTTCCATTATTCATAAATACTTTATATGGGTCTTTTTTCAAATATTTTTAGTAAAATCTTAAATGAAGATAATACAGCAGGACCGGGAGGTGTATTTGGTGCCGGACCTAGCATAGGAACTATCTTTAACCCTCCTGGAACTATTTCTAGTGGAGATGGATATGCACCAGGTGATGCAAGGATTCCTTTTGCTTTTGGATCTTGGAAAAAAACCAAAAAGGGTAAAAGAAAAAAGAAAAAAGTCCTGATTCAACGAAGAAATCTTAAATGAATGATTGTGGTCATTGGATTTGTGAAAAATTTGAAGATGAAAGTTTCGGCTTCATTTATTTGATCACCAATTTAAAAAATAATAGAAAATATATTGGAAAGAAACAACTTCAGTTTCGCAAAAAAAGAAAACTAAAAAGTCGTAAAAATAGTAAAATAACATATTCTGAAAGCGATTGGAAAACTTATACAGGAAGTTGCCGGGAACTGAATGAGGATATTGAAAAATACGGAAAAGAAAATTTTAAATTTGAAATTTTAAGGTTTTGCAGAAGTAAATGGGAACTGGCATATGAAGAAATAAAATTGCAAATTCAAAACGAAGTGATAAAAACTCCAGAGTACTACAATGGAATCATTAATATTAGAATTGGAAAACCAAAAGAATATTGGTTTAAAGATGCAAAAGAAGGATAACATCGTATTTGTCGATTTCTGGGATGCGTTTTCAAACAAAATTGAAACCAAAATTCTAAATTCTTGCCACAAATACAAACTACTGAAAAAACCTTTGAGTAAAAACAAGGATGCCAAAAATATTCTTGTTTATCAATTGGCCAATCTGATCCTTTCAAATTTTGTAATCAAACGTCAAAAAGAAGATATTGTTTTTGTGGTAAGTGAACAACCTGTAAAAGACTTGGAAATTGCAGAACATTTTGACCAAAAAGAACTGTATACTGCTTGTCTTAAAATACTGAATAAATTTGAAAAATATCTAAGCTTTACAGTGATTGAATATGAGGGTTCGTTTCTGGAATTTAGTAAATTGGTTGTTTCAGACAAAATATTTTATAAAAAGATTGCTAGTAAAATTATAAATTCATTGTTAAATCAAAGTAGTAAGAATTTCAGTATGAAGAACATACACAAGATTTTGAAAGAATATAACCTGTCTAATTCCGTTTTAAAGCGTAATTATGCTATGAAATTAGAATAAATACTTTTATGCCTCGTTTTCATAAACTACTTGAACAAGAATATCTTAAATTGGACATTAAAGGTGATGAATTAAATGATATTCAAAAAAATTTAATTGATAAAATGGTTTCTTCCGGAAAAGCCAAATATGAGGGAATGGACAAAATGTGTGGAATTATTAGTTATGATGTGGATGGAAAAAAAGGAAAATATAAAATAGATCAAAAAGGTGCTGTTACTCCTCATGCTGATTCTCAAGAAGAGGAAGAAGATCAAGAATCATCAACCGGTGGTTATGATCCTAAATCCATGTCTCAATCTGACATAGGCGTTCTTCGTACATTAATGAATCCACAACAAAAACGAGTTGTGGATACTGTAACACAAGGAGTAGTTAATGCTTTTGCAAAATATGCTGATACTTTAACAAAAAAATTAACAACAACATCATGAAATTCGAACAAATTTTAAAAAATAAATATTCTCTTTTAAGCGAAGCTCCTCCTGCTGTTTTGGATGCTCCTGAAACAGAAACACCAGAAGCTGCTGCTCCTGAAGAAACTTCAGGAGAAAATCCACAGCTTGAAACACAAGGTGTTCAATATCTGGTAGATCTGATTCGCAAAGCTCTTTTGATTGATAAATTAGATGATCGTGAAAAAGCTGATTTGATCAATTTAACAATTGATGCAAAAAATGCATTTAATAATTTAGAAAATAAAATTTTACCAATCCTTAATAAATATATTCCTGAAACTACTGCTTGAAATTACGCTTTTACATGTAATATAAATTTATGGCCAAACCTATTAAGTTTGTTGCAGCGGGAGACATACACGGAGATGAGTCAGACCCAGTTGCATTAAAATGTCTGTATAATTTTATGCGTGATTATAAACCGGACCTTACGGTTTGTATCGGTGACGTATGGGATTTTCGTGCCATTAGAAAAAATGCAAGTGCGGATTATGAAGAAAGTCAAAGCATGTCAGAAGATTGGGATGCTGGTAAAGATTTCTTCAAAAAGTTTTTTTCATTCGGTCAAGAACGTGTGTTTCTACGAGGAAATCACGATGAAAGAATTTATGATCTTTTAAGCAATGCTGGAAGTGGCTTGAAAAGAGATTATGCATCACAAGGAACAGAAGAAATTGAGGATCTTGTTAAGAAATATCGTGTTCAAATGTTTCCTTATGATTCCAAACAAGGTATCTATAAGTGTGGTTCCCTTTCATTTGTTCATGGTTATGGTCACAATATTCATGGTTCTAAACAACATGCAGACACATACGGAAATGTTTTATTTGGACATACACACGCAATTGATTATTTCAGAAGTGTGAGTATTGATGTCCGAGAATGTTGGAATATAGGATGTCTTAGCAATCTGAATCCAAGTTATAACAGGAATCAAATGCGTCGTTTAAGATGGCAACATGGTTGGGCATTTGGTCTTATCCATGGTGATGGAACACATGAAGTTTATCAAGCAAAAGAGCGTAATCGCAAATATATCATTCCTACAAATATAAAAGTATATAGTTGACAATCGTTTTGTATCAGATACTATCGGGGCATGAGTAGTAAGAAATTTAAAATAAAAAATCTCGAAAAGGATGATTGGGCTAAGTTTCTTTTTCAAGAAATGCGGAAAGACGAAAATCTTCCAAATGGTCTAGGTTGGATGAATATAAATCAAATTCAAAATACTACTAATAAATCACTACATGTGGTTCGTCTTGTGGTTTCTGAAATGATTCAGAAAAAAGAATGCGAAATGTTTGTTGGTAATGTAAGATCTGAAAATGGATATATTAAAAAAGCCGTCTGGTATCGTTTAAAAAATGATACCTGGAAAAACATTTTTAAAAATAATTCATATAAAATTAAAAGACAAAGAATTC